TATCAATAGTGGAAACCTTGAAGCAATACGCTTACAGGTTCTAGGCTTACGCACACTATATGAAAGAGATAATGGTGTTTCACCTCAAAAACTAATTAGCGGTTCTACTTCTAATGCTTCAAGTGACGTGTTCACTACACAGAAAGAAGTATCTCAAGCTATGAGTGATAAACGATATGGAAAAGATAAAGATTATACTAAGCAAATACAAGCTAAACTTCACCGCTCACATATTTAACACACTTACTTAAGTTTATATTTTATCCCCTTCTTACATTGTGTGTTATGTGTGCCACTAACTACTTAGTCTGCGGGCTAATAAGATAGTGATACCCCACGTACAAACAATCTAAACAAGAGAGAGTTTATTAAACAAATACGATGAAAGGTTTTATAATTATATATGGCTTATACAGTTTCACGTCCAGGCCAAGTTAACGGCGCTGGCTCAGCAACCGCACTATTTCTAAAAGTATTTACCGGCGAAGTAATCACAGCATTTGAAAGAAAAGCAGTAACTCTAGACAAACAGCTAGTTAAAACTATTGATAGTGGTATTTCTGCTACATTCCCACAACTAGGTCGTAGCACTTCACTTAACTATCATACTCCTGGCACTGATATTAATGCTACTGTTGTTAACGCTAACGAAAAGATTATTAACATTGATGGCTTGATGTATGATGCAAAATACGTTGCCAAAATTGATGAACTAGAAAACCATTTTGACGCACGTTCATATTATGTAAATGTTATGGCTGAAAACCTAGCAATGCAGTTTGACCAAAACGTTATGTCAGAAGTTGTGCTAGGTGCTAGAGCATCTGCAATGGTTACAGGTCTAGAGAATGGTACTGTAGTATCAGACTTAAACCTAACTAGTGCTACTCCTGCTACTAAGTTTACTGCCTGGAAAGCTGCTATTCTAGCTGCCGCTGCTAAACTTGATAACGCTTATGCTGGTCAGGAACGCTATCTAGCAGTAACACCAGATATGTATTACTTCCTAATGACAAACGCTGAAAGCAACGGGTTTAGCTTTGTTAACAAGTTCTTTGGTGGCGAAGGTTCTGTTGCTAGTGGCTCAATGGCTAACGCTTTGGGTTTCACTATTGTATCTGCTCCTAACCTGCCTGTAACCGACTTAACAGCTAAGGCTTTTCATGGTGTTAACGCTGCTAAGACTCAGGCTATTGCATGGGTTCCTAGTGCTGTTGGCACTGTTAAAGTTCAGGATATTTCAACTGAAATTAACTGGATTCCTGAAAAGCTATCTACACTTATCTTAACTAGCTGTGCTATGGGTCATGGATACCTAATGCCTGGCGGTTGCATTGAATTTGTTATTCCTTAAGCTGGTAATGATAGCTATTTTTATAGCATAAGTTGCACAGTAATTTGAAAGCGGGAGCTAGCAGAGTATGAGCTTTGCTAGCTTTCGCTTATTTTTTGAAATCTAAGACAGAGAGAGGTTTTTAAATGTGCTTCAAACACAAACTGAATTAGACGCAATCAACTACATATTACAGATAATAGGTGAACAGCCAGTAAACAGCTTACCAGTTGAAGGCTTTTATACGGCTTCGCTTGCACAAAACACCTTAAATAATGTGTCACGCGAGATACAAAGTAGAGGCTGTAGCTTTAACACCGATATTAATTATTCACTTGCACAAGATGTAAGCGGACAAGTTACCATACCACAAAACATACTAGGTTGTAACTTTAAAGATAGTATGTATGTGCAACGTGCAAACAAGGTATATAATATTAAAGAACATACTTACACAATTAACACTAACGTTATTTGTGATATTGTGTGGTTTCTTGATTTCAATGATTTACCACAATACGCGAAAGGCTTGATAACTATTAAAGCAGCTAGAAAGCTGTTAGTTGAATTGATTGGTTCTGACACACTTCTAGAAGAAACAAAGCAGCAAGAGTATGAAGCAGAGTTAAACTTTCACAGGCAAGAAATACTTACACTTAAAGCTTCAATGTCAAACAATGCACAGATAGCAAATACATGCTACAGGAACAGGTATTAATTAATGGCTTTAGTATCAAAAGATCTTCCCGGTTTTTACAATGGTATTAACCAGCAACCAACAAGTATACGTTTAGACACACAGGTAGAAGAACAATTAAACGGTTATTCTTCGCTTGTAGATGGTTTAGTTAAAAGGCAAAATAGCGAACATTTAGCAGTATTAACAAGTACAGCTAAAGCTAACTCTTTTGTACATACTATAAACAGAGATGAAACAGAAAGATATGTTGTAGTTTTCACTGACGACAACACTAATCCCCTAGAGATATATACCGTTACTGGCGTTAAGTGTACTTTAAAGTATGGCTTGCTAGACGACAACTTAGTATTCACAGCGGATGATACAGTTAAGAACTATTTGATAACAACCAATCCTTACAAAAACATTCGTTGCACTACAATTAATGATTACACACTAGTTGCTAATCGCTCTATTAAGTGTGCTATGGCTTCTGATTTAAGTGGTGGAAGCATTACAGGAAGAGTTCAAACGTTTAGTAGGCTTCCAGGCACTCCCTCTTCTGGTAATATTTACGAAGTACGGGGAGATAACACAAATAACTTTGATAACTATTATACGCAATATGATGGTAGTGTTTGGAAAGAAACAGTTCAGCCAGGGCTTAAGTATAAGTTAGATGCTGCTACAATGCCTCATAAAATTGTACGGACTGCTAACAATGAGTTCACAGTTGCTAGGATTGTGTGGGATAATAGGTTAGTAGGTGATGATAACTCTTGCCTAATTCCCTCTTTCATTGATGGTTATATTAACAATATCTTCTTCTTTAAGGGTAGACTTGGCCTAATTTCTCAAGATCGCGTGATTATGTCACGTACAAATGACTTCTTCAATTTCTGGCGTGGCACTGTGCTTGACGTGCTTGCAGATGATCCAATCGACATAGACGTATCTAGCACGTTACCAAACAGCGTAGTTGACATTAAAGAATACGCTCCTTTCAACACAAACCTTATCTTAGTATCAGACGGCCAGCAATTCAGCTTAGGTTCTGGTACTGACAATCTTACGCCGACTTCTACCGCCTGTACTCCTGTAACAAACTACGCTTACAATAATAGTTCCACAATCTGTGTTGCTGGCACTAACGTATTGTTTGCCGGTAAATCAGGTGCAAGTACCACTATACGCGAGTATTTCGTACAGCCTGATTCACTAATCAATGAAGCTGCTGACATTACCGCACACGTACCTAACTACATTCCAGACGGCGACATTCAACTAGAATCTTGTGCAGCATTAGACACAGTATTTTGTGTAAGTAGCGGTAAAACTCAAAGTATTTACGTCTACAAATATTACTGGAAAGGTAACGAGAAACCACAAAGCGCATGGTCAGAGTGGATGTTTAGTGGTGATGTATTAGGACTAGGTGTAATTGACACTGATTTATACATTGTACTTAAGAGAGGCACTAGTGTTTGTTTAGAACGTATACAATTGAAGAGAATGAACACAGGAACATTAGGTTTTAGAGTACACTTAGACAGACAGATTCAAGTTACTGGAACATATGATGCTATTACTAACTACACAACGTTTAACTTACCATATTCTGAAAGTGGTTCAATCCTTCTTTGTAATTCCTCAAGTGGTCAGTTGTTAAATAACGTAGAAAAAGTTTCAAATAATAGTTTACGTGTTAAGAACAATGTAAGCGGCAACACTTTCATTTGTGGTATTAACTACACCTTTAGTTTCAAGCTTAACGAGTTCTACATTAAGGATGCAAATACTAAAGTACCATACTTAAGCTTTAATGCTTTGCTTAGAACAATTACACTAGGCTTTAGTGAAACTGGATATTTTCAGGTAAGAATAACACCTAAATCTAGAACACCACTAATACATACTTATACTGGTGTTGTTTTGGGTAGTGCTAAGATAGGTACACCATATATTGATTCAGGTTCTAAGCGATTCATTATTTTAGGCAATAGTAAAGATACTGATATTGAAGTAATTAATGATACCTACTTACCATGTAGCTTTCAGACTGGAACTATTGAAGCTGTAATAGCACAAAGAAGTAAACAGATATGATAAGACGAGAATTGTTAGAAAGTGATTTAGAATACTTAATGTATGATTTTAGATTAAGAGAAGATGATTACGAAGAACTTGGTGACATGACAGGAGAGAATCCTTACAAATGCTTAGTTAACTCAATAGAGCTAAGTCAAGACTGTTCTGTGTTGTGTGACAATGAAAACAATATATTCTGTGTGTTTGGAAGCGTTGATTTGGGTAATAGGTGTGGTCGCGTGTGGATGTTAGCAAACAATGCTTTCGATAACCATAGGTTATATGCACTTAAAGAAGCGCGTAAGCAAGTTGCGGAGTGGTTATCTAAGTACACAGTAATAGGTAATATGTGTAGCTTGAAAAATGAGAAGTCAATTAAGTTCTTAGAGTGGTTAGGTTTCACATTTGATACTAATAATATTGTGTGTGGCAACAATCATAACACCAACTTTATTATGTTCACTAAGTATTAAAAAATTTATGAAATGAGAGGTTTAAATATGTATGTGTGATGGTGCTTCTTGGATAGCTGGTGGTATGGCTGTAGCTTCTTTAGTTGCTGGTGGTATATCTTACTCTAGTCAACAATCAGCTATTGCTAATAGCAATTCATTCAATAATCAAATGTCAATGATGCAGAATCAAACTAACGCTATGAGCTTTATGCAGCAAATGAATAACTTTGGTTTTCAGAGTGAACAAGCTGATAAGCAATTAGAATTTCAGACACGTATGTTAGCTATGCAACGTGATAACGCAACTGATTCTGCTAGTTTAGACTACAAACTTATTAGTATGCAGCAAGAGCAAATTAGCGAAACTGCATCTACACAAGAATTTGAGAGAATTAGGCAGGGTATACGCGAGAGAGCTAAAGCGCGTGTAGCCGCTGCTGAAGCCGGTGTAGGTGGTATTACTCCCGAAACCGTGCAGAATAACTTATTGTTTCAGCAAGGATATGATGTGTCTTTGTTAGAACAGGATAAGCAGAATAAGCTAGATCAAGTAAGCGTTCAATATGACAAAGTACAGGCAGAAGCAGAAGGCCGCATTAATGAAACTTTAGGCGCTGGTATTAACACAGGCTTTGCTTACACTAATAGAAATATTGAAAACTATGGCAGTGCTTTAGGTTCTTACAGATACAGTACACCAGTAGAAGACAAGGCTAGCTTGAATCCACTACTTGAAACTTTAAAGATTGGTACAAGTGCTGCTAGTTCTGGCATTAGTACATATGGTTCAATTAATAGCTTG